ATTTAGATAGCTTACTTTGTAAGCTAAAGTCAAATTGGGGGTTCAAAAAATCTCGGAAAAGGTATCTCTTTTGCCAGCTTTTTGTAAAGTTTTTTACTAATTCGCGTACCGTGCGCGGAAAATGCTCGGGCGCGTATATATATATAATATACCAAAGGGAGGAAAGGGTACCCATAATCTATGGGGCAGTAAAATCTAGTATTTTTTAGCGCGCACTTAATATAACCATTAGACTAATAAACAATACTACTACACTATTAAGATATAAATTAACATTTGTCTAACATTAATATATATGTTATAATAATGTTATGTTAAACATTGAAGATAACTTTCTAGATTCATATATTGACCTACAGCACCTTCTTAATCAAGAAGTAAATCTAGAAGCTAACACAGATTTCCTCACATTTGTACGTCTTGTCGCTCCAAGCCTTGTGTCTGGTTGGAAGATGGGTAAACATATTGAACTAATCTCTGAAAAGCTGAAAGATTTAGAGTCTGGAAAAATAAAAAGACTGATGGTCTTCCTTCCACCACGTTCATCAAAGTCTGTTATCTGTTCTAAGTTGTTTCCAGCATGGTATATTGGTAGAAACCCAGAACATGAGATACTGACTGTCTCCCATAGTGACCAATTGTCTAGTGATTTTGGTCGATCTGTCCGAGATGTGGTTAATACTGAAGAGTTTTCTAAAATATTTCCCGGTGTTGCGCTACGTAGTGACGTTCGTGCAGCAGGTAAGTGGAAAACCACACAGAATGGTACCTACTATGCGGCTGGTGTTAGGTCACAAATTGCTGGGCGTGGTGCTCATGTAGCAATTCTGGATGATGTGATGTCTGAAGAGGACTCATATTCAGATGCAGGTAGAAGATACATCAAAGAATGGTACCCTGCTGGTCTACGTACTCGTATTATGCCCAATGGTGCAATTGTTATTATTAATACGCGCTACCATCATGATGATCTTTGCGGATGGTTGCTACGACAGCAGGAAGACATGGGCGATTATGAGACAATCCCGTGGGAAGTAATTAAGATTCCTGCATGGGTAGACGAAGAAGCAGCAGAACTGCTTGATTTACCAGTGGGTAGTAGTTATTTTCCAGAATGGAAGTCTGATGCGCTATTACGTATTGATGAACATGAGATCAAGGCCAGTAATGGTAGCAGATACTGGAATGCTTTGTATATGCAAGACCCTACCCCAGAAGAAGGTGGGTTAATTAAAAAGAAGTGGATTCAGGAGTGGGAATACGAAGAGCCTCCTACCTGTGAGTTTATTATACAAACGATGGACACTGCTTTCTCTACAAGTAACACGGCTGATTACAGTGTTATCCAGACATGGGGCATATTCTACATGTATGACCAAGATGAAGAAGGGTTAGAGGACTATGCTTCTAACTTAATCTTACTTGGTAATGTTAAGGGTAGGTTTGAGTACCCAGAGCTTAGGCGTATTGCACAGAAGCTGTACAATCAGTACAGACCTGATGTCTGCATGATTGAAAAGAAAGCAAGTGGACAGTCTTTGATTCAGGATTTACGTAGATCAGGATTACCTATCATGGAATACATGCCAGATCGGGATAAGGTATCCAGAGTTTATGCAGCCACGCCTATCATGGAAGCAGGACGGCTATGGCTACCTACCTCTAAGAAATGGGCAGATGACCTTATAGAAGAGTTAATCCGTTTTCCAAACTCAGCCCATGATGATCAGGTAGATGCATTGACTATGGCAGTACACTACATGCGTGACTCATGGAACCTTGCACATCCTGATGATCCAGATTGGGATGAGCCTGTCAGGGAAAAGAAATCTACCTATTGGACATTTTAAAATAGTGTGCTATAATATAGTGGGTTAGGTATGGGGAATTAAATGTCTTTATTTGAATATGCACAAGAAGTAGTATCCAGAAAACTAGAACGTAAAGAACCTATGCTTAGTGTTAGCATGGGGATGCAACCTGTTATGCCTATGGCGCAAGGAGGTGGTCTATCTAGTGTTCAGAACAGTCTGAACATTAATGGTCAGCCACACAGACTGGCCTACATTAATCCTAATGAAGAAGATTTATTAAAATCACTTGGTGGTAGTGGTAGAAAGATTGATGGTATCCCAGCTTACGACGATAGTGTAGATGGTGGCTCAGATCAAGGCGGACCTGATGACGGTATAGACGATAGTGTAGATGGTGGCTCAAATCAAGGCGGACCTGATGACGGTATAGACGATAGTGTAGATGGTGGCTCAAATCAAGGCGCAGTTAATAGTCCCAGCAGCCCTACCAGCGGATATGGTGATACATTTGATATGAATTCTTTTCCTGATATAAGCCCACCTGATAATCAAAATCTTAACCCTTACTTCCCACCTCCTGATCTTTGGGATAAACGAGACGCTCTAAATCTCAGCCCAAATAAGACTGTTTCTGTTAATCCTGTAACAGTAGGTATCGGAGCAATATTAGGTCCTGCTGCTGCTGCTATCGCAAATGCTTTCGGTATAGGCAAAAGTATGAGCTTTGATATTAGTATTCCCGGTACTGGTACAAAAGGCGGCTATGGTGATACAGGCACTGGTAATCAAGGTGGTGGCGGCAACGACGGCGATGATACCGATGATGGTACCGATGCTGGCGGCGACGACGGTTATGCTGACTACATTATTAAAGAAAAAATTGCAGAGGTTAAACAAATCCCTGTTGAAGAAGTAACAGTAGAAGAAGTTAAACGAGCTAAAAGACTAACGGCTGCACAGCGAGTAGCTGGTACACGACTTGAAGATATACTAGATGATATTTATGGTAGCGGCAAAGGCAGTGAGCTTTTGTCTCTAGCACAGTCTGGTGGTGGTATAGCAAGTCTACAAAAAAATATAAATATTAACGGTCAGCCACATCAGCTATCTTATATTAATCCTAGTGAAGAAAATTTGTTACGACAGATTGGAGGTAGTGGTGAAAAAATTAATGGTATTCCAGCTTATATGATGGGAGGAGCCGATGGCGATCATGGCTATGGCGATGCTTCTAGCGACAATGATTCTGCTTCTACGGACGATGCTGCTGCTGGTGCCAGTGCTTCTGGTGGCGGTGACCAAGCTGGTGGTGATGACGCTCCGCCTGAACCTGAACCAGTTGTTGCTCCTAAAGCGCCAGAAGTTATTATTCCTAAAGTTGAAGAACCTGAACTACCAAAACAACCTAGAATTGTAAATACAAATTTAGCAGATATTCTTCAAACTACTTATCCTAATTTATCTAAATCAGCAATTGCAAGTATGTTGGGTAGTTTAGCAGCAAAAGAAGAAAAAGACTCAGAAGAAGATTTTGAAACAGATGAAAAAATTATAAACCTTTTGAAAAAAGAAGGAAATCCTTTTCCTACCCCAGAAGATATTCAAAAGTATAAGTCAGAATTAAATATGAAATCTATTCTAACTCAAGTATACGGTAACTCTAACTTATTAAATAATACAGGAATAGCATAATGGCAACTGAACGTAATCCTTTTGACACGATCCCTGAAGAAGAGGATAATGTAATCCCTCTCATGGAGCAGTCTGAAACAGGAGCAAGCATTGAGATTGATCCTGAAGGTGATGGCGTCATTGTAGATTTTACTGAAGCTGTAGGCATGGAAGCAACTGACGAAGTTGCTGAGTGGTACGGTGATTTAACAGAGACATTAGAAGAAGAAGAACTTCTTGAGATTGGCCGCATGGTCATAGATAATTTTCAAGCAGATAAGGAGTCCCGTTCTGAATGGGAGTCTATGTTTGAACGTGGGTTTGATTTGCTAGGCTTAAAGCTAGAGCAAGGTTCAGAACCTTTTGAGGGCGCATGTACGGCAGTCCACCCACTACTAATTGAGTCGGCTGTTAAGTTTCAGTCGAAGGCTTCACAGGAACTCTTTCCTGCAAGTGGTCCAGTAAAAGCAAATATTCTAGGCAGTGCTACTCCTGAAAAGGAAATGCAAGCTAACCGTGTTCAGAACTTTATGAACTATCAGGTTACTGAGCAGATGCCAGAATACTTTGACGAATTTGAAAGAATGCTTTTCCATCTCCCCTTGATTGGTTCAGCGTTTAAAAAGATTTACTATAGCTCTACACTGAAGCGCCCTGTCTCAGAGTTTATTCCTATTGATCAGTTTTATATTTCTTACTATGCTACTGATCTTAGAAATGCTGACAGGTATACGCATGTAATCTATCGTAGTCCTATAGATATTCAAAAAGATATCAATGCAGGAGTGTATCAGGATGCTGATCTTCCTACTCCTTCTCAATCAGGGATTACTTCTTTTGCAGAAAAGATTGATACTATTCTTGGTTTCAATCCTGATTATGACAATGATCCTCAGTATGTCTTACTGGAACAGCATTGTTATCTAGACATTGAAGATGCTGATGAAGCACTTCCATATATTGTAACTGTTGAGCAGGATTCTCGACAGGTACTAAGTATTCGTAGAAACTATGAGCAAGACGATCCTAACCGTGAGAAGCGGAGTCACTTTGTTCATTACAGGTTTGTTCCCGGTTTTGGTTTCTACGGCCTTGGCTTAATTCATTTCCTTGGAAATCTGACAATGAGTGCGACGGCAGCAATGCGGTCTCTTATAGACGCAGGTCAGTTTGCTAATCTTCCGGGCGGATTTAAAGCTAAGGGTGTCAGGATTGTTGGAGATAATGATCCAATCAGTCCGGGCGAGTTCAAAGAGGTTGAAGCAACGGGTATAGATTTATCAAAGGCTATTGTTCCCCTCCCCTACAAAGAGCCTTCCTCAACTCTATATCAGATGCTACAGTTTGTAGCTTTGACAGGACAAAAGTTTGCAGATAGCACAGAGCAAGTAATTTCTGATGCTGCCTCTTATGGACCCGTTGGCACGACTATGGCGTTGCTTGAAGCCAGTAGTAAGTTTTTCTCGGCTATTCACAAGCGAGTGCATAAATCACAGAAGGATGAATTTAGAATCCTTGCCAGTATTAACTATGATTACTTACCTGACGAATATCCATATGATGTCCCATTTGAGTCGCGTAGTATTTTCCGAAAAGACTTTGATGGTCGTGTAGATATTATCCCTGTATCTGATCCTAACATTCCATCCAATGCCCATCGCATGATGTTGGCTAACATGGCATTACAGATGGCACAGCAGTCCCCGCCGGGAATGTTTAACCTAGAAGCATTGAATAGAACTATTCTACATGCTGCTAACATGCCTAACCTAGAACAGATACTACCGCCTAAGATTGAGCCTCAAGCTATGGACCCAGTGTCTGATATCATGGCTGCAACAAAGGGTATCCCTATCGGGGCATTTGCTGGTCAGAACCATGATGCACATATCCAGACTAAGATGGCTTACCTCCAAGACCCTATGAACGGCTCTAATCCTATTATGGGTAGGCTCCGTCCTATTCTTGAAGCTAACATTCAGGAACATTCTGTAATGAAGTATCAGGAACAGGTAGCAGGTATGACTCAGCAGTTGATGCAGGAAGCTGGACCAGATGCTGCTCGTAACCCACAGGTAATCGAGATGATTACAGCACAGGCTGCACAGCAGGTTCTCAATGCTAACATGGCTATGGGCATGGCACAGTCGCCAGAGCAGCAGCTAGTTTCACTTGAACAGGCCAAGGTAGAACTTGAGAAACAAAAACTTCAGAATGATACTGCTATCTCAGCGGCTGACATGGAACTGAAGAATAAGAAACTTGAGCTTGAAGAGAACGATCA